TTTCTCACCACGTCCGATTGCTAAGCTAGGACCTTTTTTCTTACTAGCCATAAAATACTTGAGCTGTTAAACCAGAACTAGCTACAGCAGAAATATTAGTAGCACAACGAATTCCTTCACCAGGAATTGCTACATAAACAGAACCCGCTGCGCCTGCTGGAGCAGTATAAGTGAATTTGGCTGTACCTGATGTACCGTCATTAATTGTTAACGTAGCCGCTGCAGTATAATTAATTAATATACCTTTGATACGAGCTGCGCTAGCAAAAATAGTAGTTGTAGCATTAGCCACAGCCGTTGCTGAATTTACGTCATATTGCATTGCCATAATTAATCTCCTTTAAGTTTTAGAAGGGGGCTAAGCGCCCCCAGAGTTTAATTACGCAGCTCTTGTTACAAGTTTCCATACAGGGGTAGTGATAAGACTAGTTTGTATGTATAAGTTTGCACCTGTAATATCTACAAATAAAGAACCTGGACCTGCAAAGTTGTCACCTGTTGTACCGTCTACAGGAGCACCTGCACCAGTCATTACAACAACGTCATTTTCCATACGGATATTAGCTTTGGTGTATGGTTTAACGCTAACAGGACCACCAGCATCAGCTACAGGGTCTTGCATCTTTAAGTCAATACCATATTCAAAACCAGAACCAGCAGTAGTTTGAGCCATTGCAACACCATAAGCGCAACGAGCGGTAGTTACACCAGAATCGCCATCCATAAACGCCATAACAGCAGCATCACCTGACAGGGTATTGGTATTAATAGTACCCATTACACCAGCCATTAGACCAAAGTTATTATATGTACCAATAACTGCGAACTCACCTACTGTACCCGCCATGTGGTTAAAAGTAGTAGTAGGAGCTGCAGAAAAGGGAGCACCGCATTGGACACGTCCGAATACAGAAAAAGCCTCACCAGGAACTGCGTAATCGCTTGAACCAAAACCTGTGGTTGGCATTACACGTGAATAGAAACCAGAAGCCGCCGTTCCTTCATCAACTGGGATTACATTACCATTATTGATAGTAGTAGGGGTTAAAGGTTGTTGCGAGCTTGTGTCCCCGCCTTGATAACCAGCCCGAACCGGGCCTGAAAAAGTAGTTCTTGCCATTTGATTTTCTCCATATAGAGTTAAGTTTATTAGTCTTATATGAGTCTGCCGGGACAGTCTAATAAACCGGTTATACCCGGATATTCAAATAATACCTGAATGCATACTATTTGCAAGTATTATACAACAAAAAGGGGCCGAAGCCCCTTAATTTAATAGCAGTCTGTTACGATAACCATTACTTGTTCATTACGTACATAGTTACTTCAAAGCCAAAACGCATTTCTGTAGCTGCTGGAGTTGTCCACATAATATTTTCCTTTTTTAAATTTTATACACACCGTGTGTATAACTGCATATTACTCCAATGATTTGCCTGTGGAATAGAGAAAACCATGAATTACAGGCAAAGAAAAACCCAGCCGAAACTGGGTTTAACTTATTACTTACTAAGCGACAATTAAGCGCCTGGTGAACCGAACATACCAAGTGGATCTGAGAATCCAAATGAATAACGTTCACGGGCTTTGTAACGAACGTTGCCTGTATCAAAGTCACCATCCATAGAGGTTGATAACGGTGTACGGACAAAGTGTTTCATGCCGTTAGGTACATCAGTTGTTAAGAAGTACGCGTCTGGATCTGTTAAATAATGGTTAACTGTGTAACCTTCTGGAATAGATCCGTTGTTTTTAATCGCGTTAATATCGTTATCAGCTGTACCAGTACGTAATTCAGTTTCGAGCAAACGAGTTGCAACGAATTGATTATTTGGTGGAACAATTAATTTACGAGGTTGTGCAGCGATTAAAAGACCACGCTCATCTGTCCAAGCAGCAATTTGAATAACAGCGTTTTCTAGTGCTGTTTCATTTAAGTCTGTTGGAGTTGCTTGCGTGTTGCTGTTTGTACCACCACTAACAAGTGGGTGAGCTGTACTAAATAATGCTACGCCGTCACCGCCAGCATTTACGCCGCCAGTAAAGCCATTATTAAGAACTGCAGCAGCCTTAACTTGTTTTGTGTAAGACATAGCGCGAGCTAAAGCCTTTGTGTAACGAGCTGATAGTGTGTCATACAAGTTATCTTCTACAGCTTCTTCAGTTAAGCTGAAGCCAAGAGCGATAGTTTGATGATTGTATCGAGCAGTAAAAGCTTCTTGAGCATTGTCATAGGCGATTGCTGAGCCTTCGTTTTTGACAGGTGCTGCTGAAAAGCCTGATAGTTTTGTTTCTTCTTCGAATGAACGTTCTGAAGTCTCTGTTTCGTAGATTTCTTTATGTTCTTCGCCGTAACGTTTATACTCTAGACCGAACAAAGCGTTAAGTCCTGGGAGTAGCTCTTTAAGGAGCTGTGCGCGTGAAATAGCCATGTGTTATTCTCCTTATACGCCAGTTGGGTTTGTATACTGATGCGTATTAATGTTTATCTTAACAATAAACTCAACGAATGCATCAGCGCCAGTTGCAGTATCTCTAACCACATCAATAATACGAATAGGTAGAGAGCTAGTAGTAGCTTGTGTTCCTTCATTAATCGCTACAGCGGAGTTACCACTAATGGTAGATCCAGCGTTTTGAATTAACTCAATATTGTTACCGATAGCAGAAATGCCCATAGCAGCAACTGTTGTTCCAGAAGAACATGAAACTACTTGGAATAATGTATCAGGATCATCTGCAACTACCGCAAATATCTTAGTTCCTGTAGCAATTGCTTGGGAAGCTGGATAAAATTGTTGTTGTTGTACTTGACCGGTAGAAGCATTTGTGAACTGCACACCTAAAAACACACCGCTAGGTGTAGCTGTAGTTGTACCTGTGTCTTTTTCAATTGTTCCATCGGAAACACGTTTTACTAAATCGCCATAGAAAATGTTTGTAGCATAGCCACTTGCAATTTCCATTAAGCGAGTTGACCCCGCAAAAACTTGACCACCAATTAAATTAACCGGTTTCAAGCCATACGGAGCAGATACGGTTGGATAAGCCATAATTGTCTCCTTTAAATATTTATATTAATTACCTTTACCAAAGGATGTCGTAGATTTCTTCTCTGAGAAAAGAGGCATACGTGCATCACTTTGTTTTAAAAAGTTGTTGTCAACTGCATCGGCTTGTTGTTTTGCTTGTGTAGCATAATGAGCCTTACGTTGTGCAACAAACTCTTCGGGGATCTTGCAAAGTAATAAGCCACCAATTTCAATGCCATCTTTAAAACGGCTGTTTTGGTCGACCATTAACTTCATTTCAGGGTGGTCCGCTAATTTAACGGGTTCCCATCCTTCACGCATTTTTGAAGAGACATTTAGATTATCAGCTTCGTTCATGACACTTGTACGAATCCAACGGTATGCCCAACCTGGTACCTTTTTAAATTCAGGTAATAGGGAGGCAGGTTTCCAGCTGTCTGCACGTTGAAAATCTTCTCTTGTGTCTATTTCACGATCTTTTCTGTTTGTATTATCCATTTGCATTCTCCAATTTTAAAGTTTCTCTTGCATATTGTTCCGGTGTTATACCAAATTTCTTGGCTAACGCTACTTGTGTCTTCGTCAATCGTACTTTTTTAGGCGCGGTACTACGCGTTGCCGGAGCAACTACAGTCGAAGGTTTTGTGCGCTGGGCGGGTTGGTCCTCGTCTAGCGTTGCATCCCCAAAGTTTTCTGGGAATCGTTTCTGCATCGTACTATCAATACGACGGTAATATTCGTCAGAGGTAGGACTGATCCCACTTCTAACTAATTTTTCATGTAAGCCTAATGCAAGGCTTGTCATTTCTTCATCTTTACCAAACCAATCATTTTTTTCTTGCCAAGCCATAGCTTTGGAATCTGGTTTAAATGAAGGTTGTTCATTTGGTGATATATATACAGGGTTTTCTGGCTCTTGTAAAGTGTTTTTAAATCGAGGCTCATATTGTTGAGCTTGAGATAAACGCATTTGAGCATCATTCATCTTTTGTTGAGCTTCAATGATTTGATCAGTTTCACCTGCATTATACGCTTCACGATAATCTCGTTTGGCTGAATCTA